TTTCTTTTTAAGATAAACCTTTATAGATCTCAAAAACTATTTATACAATAAATGAGGGTCAAAAATGCCAACTAACTTACAACCAGCAAGCACAACAAGCGCAGTGGTTTTGCCAGCAACTGGGGCTCCAGGAGACGTCCAGGCTGCTTTGGCGTATAACATCTACACATCAAATGCGTTTTATAGTGGTGCCGCAGATCAAGTTGCTTATACTTATCAAAAGTTGGGCGGTCAAGTCCTAGATCTAGAGATTACTCCTTCGAATGTTTACAATGCCTATGAAGAGGCTTGTTTGGAATATTCGTATCTTGTAAACACCCATCAGTCCAAGAATGTTCTTTCATCTCTCTTGGGAAACACAACAGGGTCTTTTGATCAAGATGGTGAGTTTTCTGAATACGAGCCAGGGCTTGACGAAAAGCCAAACTTAAAATATCCAAGGTTCCAACTCGGATATATTCGAAACGTTGGTGACAGCATCGGGACGCTGGCTGGAGTCGGCGGAAATCAAACAGTATATTCCGCTTCTTTTACAGCACAGGAGAATGTCCAGGACTACGACCTTCAGAAGATCATCTACACTGCTTCTCTTGATGCGGGCTCCCCATTCAATGACAAAGTAGGGAAAAAGGCAATAACAATTCAAAAAGTATACTATAAGACACCACAAGCAATGTGGAACTTTTATGGTGGATATGCTATTGGTGCTGTAGGTAACTTATCAACTTATGGTATGTATGCTGACGACAGCAACTTCCAGTTAGTGCCTTCCTGGCAAAACGTCCTACAGGCTTATGCTTTCGAACAAGACTTGCACGTAAGAGCCTCCCACTGGTCATTCAGGATCATCAACAACAAGTTGAGAATCTACCCAACTCCATCAGGTGTTCATCCAGACAAGTTCTGGGTAGAGTTCCGAGTTGCTGAGGATGCCTTTACGGAAGACTCTGATCGCAAGTATGGTGCTGACGGCGTCAATAATATGAATACATTACCATTCCCCAATGTTCCTTATGAGAACATTAACAGCATTGGTAAGCAATGGATCCGTCGCTTTGCTCTATCTTTGGCAAAGGAGACCCTTGGTCAGGTAAGATCTAAGCTCGCTTCAATACCTATTCCAAACAACGACATTACTTTGAATGGTCCAGCTTTGGTATCTGAGGCAAAGGAAGAGCAAACAAACCTAAGAACAGAACTCAAAGAAGCTCTCGATCAAATGGTCTATGCTGCTCTCGCTGAACAGGATCAAAGACTACAGAACAGTGTTGCTGATATCTCACAGAAGATTCCAACTGGCATTTACGTGGGTTAAGATAGATGGCTCAAAATAAATGGACCCAGCCTACTCAGCCACCACCACCGCTATTTGTAGGGAAAGCAGAAAGAAACTTTGTTAAGCAAATCAATGATGAAGTCATTGAACGAATTGTTGGACAACAGGTATTATACTTTCCTATGGATAACAAAAGAACAGATTATCACCCAGTTTATGGGGAAGCAATAAATAAAACATTCTTACCACCAGTAAGAGTATACTCCCTAGTAGAGTATGCAGGACCAACTAGAGTGCAAGAAGAATATGGTTTTGATAACCTGTACAGTATCAACGTCCACTTCCACAAGAGAAGACTAACAGAAGATCAGGACTTGTTTGTCAGACTTGGAGACTTTGTCCAGTATGATCAGATGTTCTTTGAGATTGTTGATACCTTCGAGCCCAGATACCTTTTTGGACAAGACAGCGACTTTGCAGATGGGACTTCAATGGAAGTGACTGCTGTGTGCCGTCAAACTCGAAGTGGTATATTCAACCCTGCCGGCAGTCTCGGCGGACAGAACAAAAGAATGTAGGAATTTGTAAATGCCAAAGAAGACAAAGTTAGATCAAGACTTGAAAGCAGATTACAGTTTGAAGCCCTCTACCCTAGAGGACATCGACGCTGCTGTATTTGAGTTCATAAATGATTCTCTAAATGTCTTCTGCGACACAAATGAAGGCTTCACCAAGGTGCCTGTGATTTTTGCTGGAGCAGAAAGGGCATTTCAAATAAAGAATCAACAAGAGCTACGAAAGAATGGAAGATCACTAGAGTATCCAATCATCTCAATCATTCGCTCTTCGTTGACTAAGAATCCACAGAACAAGGGAAGATACGGTGTGTACATTCCTCCTTACTTTGATTTCTACAAGAAGGGCGGCTCCATACCAATCGCAAGACAGGTTCAGCAAGGAAAGACTAGAGAGCGTGCTAACGCTACTGCTGTCAGAAAATATGGACAGAACACCTTTCCTTTCGAGAACGAGAAAGTTGTTTACGAGACACTCTTCGTACCAAACCCAACTTTTGTCGAGCTTGTTTATCAGGTTAAGATGATTTCTAACTACCAACAACAGATGAACCAAATGTTGGCTCCCTTTTTGTCTGAGTTCTCAACTCCTGCTGTTTTCAACATCACTTATGAAGGAAACACATACGAAGCTTTTGTAGAACCAGACTTTGCTAACGAAAGCAACAATGGCGCACTTGGAACAGACGAAAGAACATTTAAGTCAACTGTGACTATCAAGGTTCTCGGACACATTATTGGTGCCGACAAGAACCAGGAAACACCTAATGTCGCTGTAGTAGAATCTGCTGCTGAAGTAACAATAGGCAGAGAGCGAACAGTCACAGGAGACAAGCCAGAATTTCAGGCACAAAGAAAAGATAAATATAGACGCTGACCATAATAATAGATTGGTGGGTGTTTGGATTTATAGGTTACTATTTATTATTAGCGTTTAGTATGTTTATACTACCTTATAGCGATTAAAACCGAGGAGAAGGATTATCAATGGCTGACAACTCTTCAAGAAAGTTCAAATTCATATCCCCAGGGGTATTCATTAACGAGATCGACCAATCCCAGCTACCTGACACACCAGGTGCAGTTGGTCCACTAGTTATCGGTAGAGCCAGAAAAGGTCCTGCCGATAAGCCTGTTACTGTAGATTCATTTTCTGACTTTGTTCAGACTTTCGGCAATCCAGTTCCTGGTGCCCAAGGCAACGATGTATGGCGTGAGGGCAACTTGACTGCTCCAACCTACGCTGCATATGCTGCACAAGCTTGGCTTCAGAACGGATCTCCATTGACATTCATCCGTGTATTGGGTGATGAGTCTACCAATGCTTCTGCTGGCGGTAAGGCTGGCTGGGAAGTGAGCGAGTTTGCTACCACAGGCACCGAGGCAGCTAAAAACAATGCTGGTGGTGTTTATGCACTCTGCGTTTGGCCTTCTGGCTCAAACGCTGGAACCGATGTCCTTACAGGTTCAGTAGCTGCTCAGATTTATATGAACAGCGGTCGTGTCCTTCTAAAGGGTGATCGTGTTGACGGTATCGGCACAGCCCAAGCTGGTAGCACAATCTACGAGATTGATGATCTAAACAGCATTACTCTTGTTTTCACAGGTAGTACAGGCGGTCAGTTCTCTGAAGAGGTAACAGTCAGTCTTAACAGAGACCAAGAGAACTTCATTCGTAAGGCTCTTAATACTAACCCAACAATCACAAACGATGCTATCACAGAGCAAGAGACTCAAGACTTCTACCAAAAAGGTATTTACTGGCTTGGTGAAACATTCGAAAACTCTTTGGTAACTAAGGGTGCTAGCTCTATTGGTGTTCTAGATGGCGGCTCAACCACCAAGTACTACGCTGCTATGGTCCCAATGGCTGTTCAGGAAACTGCTGGTCTTGATGCTTCCAATCAACAAAACAACTTCCGTGGTGCTGCTTCAAGAGCTTCCACAGGTTGGTTCATTTCCCAGGACCTTAGTTCCAACAACGCTGCTTATCAAGCAAGAGCTATGCAGAAGCTTTTCCGCCTCGAAGCTCTAAGTGCTGGTGAGTCAACTCAAAGGGAAGTAAAAATATCTATTGCTAACATCAAAGCACCAGAAGGTGATTACCAAGACTACGGTTCATTCTCTGTACTCATCCGTGACCTACAGGATACAGACAACCGTCCAGTAATCATCGAGCGCTATGATGGTCTAACTTTGAACCCTGCTGCTGATAGCTACATTGCTAAGCGCATCGGTGACAAGTACATGGTCTACGACCAAAACGAACAACGCCTCGTAGAGTATGGCGAGTTCGAAAACAAGTCAAACTTCGTTCGTGTAGTAATGAACGACACAGTCGCTGCTGGTGGCGGTGAGCGTCGCTGGCTACCATTCGGCGTCTTCGGTCCTCTCCAGTACCGCAGCGTTGGTATTGTTAGCGGTTCAAGTGGCTTCTCTGAAGATCTTGCAACCCCACTATCATCTTCTCGTGGTGATATGCTTACAATGCTTCTCGGTGGCTCCGATGCCAACTATGGCAACATTGGTCACGCCACTAACACAATTGACGTTTTGGATGTACCAACTGTTGGTGGCTATGCAGCAAACGCATTCAGTGGCTCCATTGTATTCCCATCCGTACCACTACGTGGTCAAAGCAGTTGGGGCAAACCAAGATCTCTCAACAACACTTACTGGGGTGCTTGGACAGGTAGAGCAGGTGATGACACCTTCTTCTCCCAACAGGTCCACGATTGTTTGAGAGTTCGCTCCGCTGATGTAGCTTCCCTAGGTGAAGACGCCAACCCAGCATCTACAGATCACGATGTTGAAGGCGACACACCAACAAGAGCAACATCATCAGCTTTGTCCATCTCCTGGGTATTCTCCCTAGATGATGTTCAGCAGCCATCAAGCGGTGTTTTCACATACGCTAGCGGCTCACGTAACGCTGGTACAGCTATCAGTGCTCAGGCTGGCAACTCCTACAAGGACGTTCTCAGCGGATCAATCGACCGTTTCACAGCTACCCTTCACGGTGGTTTCGACGGCTACGACATCTCTGAGCGTGAACCATTCGCAAACAGAAAGATCGGCTCAACAGAAGAAACTTCATACGAACTCTTCAGCTTGAGAAAGGCAATCAACATTGCTTCCGAACAAGACTTTGTTGAAATGAATGCTGTTACAATCCCAGGCGTCTGGAAGGCTGAAGTAACTGATTCTCTACTTGACATTGCTGAAGAGCGTGGCGATGCGCTTGCATTGATTGACATTGAGTACGGCTACACTCCAGACACTGAAGACACAGGCAGTGCTCAAACAAGAAACGAAGGAAACACACCTACTCAAGCAGCTAACACCTTGGCTGATCGTAGCATCAACAACAGTTACGGTGCTACATACTATCCTTGGGTACGCATCCTAGACACAAACACAAACCAAAACCTTTGGGTACCACCAACAGTACCAGCTTTGGGTGTTCTCTCCTCAACAGATAGATTGAACGCTCCTTGGTTCGCTCCTGCTGGCTTCACCAGAGGTGGCTTGAGTGAAGGTGCTGCTGGTCTACCAGTATTGGATGTTTCTAGAAGACTCACATCAGATGATCGTGACAGACTCTACGAAAACAACATTAACCCAATCGCTAAGTTCCCTGCTGAAGGTATCGTAATCTTCGGTCAAAAGACTCTACAGCAGACAGCTTCTGCTCTAGATCGCATCAACGTCCGCCGCTTGATGATCTTCTTGAAGCGTGAGATTTCATTCATCGCTTCCCGCCTCCTTTTCGGACCAAACGCAAAGGATACTTGGGATCGCTTCTTGGGTCAGGCTGGACCAGTTCTAGAAAGTGTTCGTGCTGAGTTTGGTATTGATGACTTCCGTCTAATCCTAGACGAAACAACAACAACTCCAGACCTCATTGATCGAAACATTATTTATGCTAAGTTGCTTGTCAAGCCAACTCGCTCCGTAGAGTACTTCGCAATCGACTTCGTGGTTACAAACAGTGGGGCAGCTTTTGAAGACTAGTTCAAAGGCAACAAAATATAATATCAAGGAGTAACATAAATAATGTCAAGCTTATTTTGGAACGACGTAAGAACTGAGCCAAAGCGCAGATTTAGGTTTGAACTTAAGTTTAGTAGCCGCACCCTAGGGCAAGGCGCTATTCCAGTATGGACAATCAAAACAGCCAGCAAGCCAAAGGCTAACGTCAGTACCATTGAACACCAGTACATCGACCACACATTCAAGTATCCAGGTCGTGTCACTTGGGATCCAATCTCCATTACTTTGGTAGACCCAGTTGACCCAGACTTGTCCTACGCTTTCTTGGACGTTCTCGGTGCTGCTGGTTACAAGTTCCCAACCACAGCTTCACGCTCCAAACTCAGCTTGAGCAAAAAGCTTTTCGCTGAGCAGATCGGCTCTGTCTTCATCGACCAGATCGACGAAGCTGGCGAAATCATTGAGCGCTGGGAACTCATCAACCCATTCATTACTTCTGTTGACTTCGGTGGAAGCTTGGATTATACTTCTGACGATATGAACGAAGTAACCGTAGAAGTCACATACGACTGGGCTCGACTTACTCAGACTAAGGCTAACGGCAGAGATCAGACATCTGCTGCTGACTAAACGGAAGAAATAATATCGGTTACAATATAAAAAACGAAAGGTTATAAATGAGTCGCAACGAAAATAGAACAGGATTTCCTGAAGATTTTACTCCCCAAGACGATACACCAACACCTGCTGTTGCTACAACGGTAGGCGCTGGTGTACCTGCTGCCCAACCAACATTCTCTTGGTCAGTACCAACTGAGTTTGTAACACTGCCAAGTGGTGGACGATTCTACCCACAAGGGCATCCACTTCATAACAAGACCTCTGTAGAGATCAAGTATATGACTGCAAAGGAAGAAGACATTCTTACTTCCCGTGCATTGCTAAAAGAGGGTGTTGCCCTAGATAGAATGCTACAGAGCTTGGTTGTTGAAGAAGGTGTTCGCATTGACACCCTTTTGATCGGTGACAAGAACGCTCTTTTGGTGGCAGCAAGAAGAACAGGGTACGGACCAGGCTATCAGACATCAGTCACTTGCCCAGCGTGTGGCACCACAGATGAGTTTGAGTTCGATATCTCAGAGCCTTCAGTCACTGAGTATGAGCGTAACATTGAAGAGAACGCTGCTGTCCTCACAGATGAAGGGAACCTATTAATAACTTTACCAATGACAAATGCAGTCGTTGAGTGTAAGATGTTGACAGGTGCCGATGAACTAAGACTCTACAAAGAGTC